CCTGGTGCTATGAAGACTGGTTATTTAGGTTCTTGGGAAAATGGAAATTTCACAATATCAGCTTATTAACTGATAGGCAACATCCTAAAATAAATTTTTTATTTTTAAAGAATTAACTTGTTTTTTCTGAAAAATCGGGTATAATTTAGAATAGTAGGAAACCTTTTTTGGAGAAGCCAAAATGACTAAATTATACTATTCAGTAATAAATTGGTATGCTTCAGAAGTAAACCCTTCAACCTTTGGTAAGAGAGTTAAACCCTTCAACCTTTGGTAAGAGAGTTTGGATTTTAGCTCTTGCTTCATATATAGCATTATGTTAAGGAGATGTTGATATGATAGAAGAATGTGGTGGATTAATCTGGTTTATAATCCTTTGGTTGTTTTGCGGATCTTTAACAGCTTCTTATTGGCATACAACTTTTGGAGATTTTTTGAAAGAACATAATCTTTTAATACCCCTTTGGATATTGTGTCTTGCTCTTGGAATAGTTACAATGGTTCCAATGGGTTTGTTGTCGATTGTGTTGATAATTTCAATAGCATTTTGTTGAGGAGAATAAAATAAAAACTATCTTTATTGAGGAGAAATTAAAATGATAAAGCAAATTATAATGACAATCTTGTTGATTGTTGGCCTGCTGGCGGTTGGGTTGCTATTTTTGTTTTCAATGTTCACATTGCTATGCTTGCTGGCTCCGATTGCTGTGCTGTTCGTAATATATTGGATTATTAAATTAAATGAGAGGAAGAACAGAAATGGCTAAGAAATCAGAAACAAAATTGAATCCAAGAGCTATGAACACAAAGTTAAGAATCAATGAAGATGTGTTCTGTGCTTGCAATAATCTGAGATGCAGTGGAATCTGTCGGAAGAGTCATCTGATAAAGAAGAACAATCAGGGTTACTGCTCTGCAGCTTTCAACAAGAATAACAACAGAGACAAGAGAGTCCGGAATGCTCGGCTTCAACAGGATCGCTATGAAGGATGTTTCGCAGAATTTAATTAATTTTAATTTGGTTTTCTTGAAAAAGGCAACATACTTTAAATACAGGGAAGACCTTTTTGGAGATTAAAAATGAGTGTATTAAGTGAATGGATGAAAGGTATTGAAGAATTGGGTAAACTGCAGAAAGAGCAGGATGAGGAAACCAGAAAGAAATTCCTGGATGCTCCACACAACACTATCCAAATTAGTGACGATGTCAAATTAGGTGTTTGGCCTGGAATAGATTGTGTGGTTGTAATACCTTTTTATCCTGGAGAAAAGGGGAAACTCAATATTCATGCCATCCAGTACTATGAGTTAGAGCTTGTTGAATTGATGAATTATGTTCGAGAATCATTCAATAAACCCAGTAAGGAGTCTTCCACAGCTTTTATGCAAGAAACTATTTTGCCATTGCTGCGCAATAATAAAAGAATAATAGCCATAAAGCAATATCGTATATTCCATAAGGTTTCCTTGAAACAAGCCAAAGAAGCTGTGGATGAAATTATGAAAGAAAATGGGTTGTGGGAAGCCTACTGGGAAAATAGCAATGGCTAAGAAGAAACTCAAATTCAAGAAACGCCGAAAGCTGGATAGACGAGAGCTATTCAAGAATAAAGTTGCAAAGGAAGATCTTTATTTTGATTGGATGTATAAGAAATTAAAATCGATATTTCCGAATAAAAAGGATCGTTCAGCGTATATTAATGCTTTAATACAGGGTATGGAACAGGAACCTAATTTGGAGCATTTACTGTGAGTATGAAATTAGACGTTAAAAAGGGAGACAGAGTCCAATTTGCACACACTGCTGCTGGACTCAAATGTCACCGTGATCTGGCACATAAATATCTCAGACCTATGGCGAAATACACTGTTGATAGGATAGATGTAGGGGATTGGAATTCTAAAGTGTATCTCCAGGAAGTCACAAATATTGGTTTTAACACTGTGCTGTTTGACGATGTTGTTGATGTTTGTCCAAATTGTGGTGGTAGTGGCTTCGATCCGAGCAATAAGGAGAATTTATTTTTGAAATGTAAGAAGTGTCAGGGAGAAAGCTCTGTTAAAGTAAAGTTAAATAACTGGGACAGGATTTGGAATGAACCCTTTTTTCTGAATTCCTGGGACAGGATTTGGGGTGAGTTTGACCGTTTGGCTATGGAAACTGTGGGAGAGCATGACAAAGATTTACTTCAACTTATTCTGGAAAAGAATAGGCTTAAAACGATTTATATTTGTGTGGATGATGCTGATTGTGAGATAAAGTTCGGCACTTATTCTAAGGCAGCAGCTGAAAGTTGGGACATTGTAGATGGACAATGGTATTTTGAAGTGGAGATAAAATAGTGGAACTTGATGTTACAACATGTACTATTAAACTTTCTAATTCAGACACAGTTTGTTTTGTTGACGAAGCTGACTATGAATTAGTAAGCAAGTATACTTGGTATGTGATGGTTGAAAAGAACTATATTCGAACTTCCAGGGTAGTGGATGGCAAGAAGAAAACAATATATCTTCACAGGTTGATTATGAATCCAGAATCTTGGGAAGATGTGCACCATAAAGATAGAAATACCTTCAATAATCGAAGATCGAATTTAGAGTGTGTTTCTTCCTTGGGACACAGAGGACATCCAAAAACTAATTATTAGAGGAAGTAAAATGCTCTGGACAATCTTTGCACATTTTATTGGTGACTGGGCTTTACAACCAGAATGGGTAGCAATGGATAAGAGTAAATTCTGGGTTGTAATGGCAGCTCATGCTATTGTTTGGACAGCTTGTGTTTGTATAGCCTTAGAATACACAGGGAATTTGCAATGGTGGCATCCATATTTTCTATGCATAGGGCATGCTGTTTGTGATAAATGGAAATGCAATGCTACAAAAGAATTTCCAACTTGGCATTTATACGTGGACCAATGTTGGCATATAATACAGTGTTTGATTGTTAGTATAACATAAATTAAAAGGAGAATCACATGAAACTGAAAGAAATGCTTAAGAGAGTCAAGATTCTTGCCAAAGAGGCATTTGGTATTGATGTTGTCCAGAATGGAACGAACTATGCTGCAACAAAAGTTAATGCAGTGATGAGTGATGAACAGCATGAAGCCATCATCATAAAGCAGAATAAGGGTAGTGTTCTCCTCAAATGTTGGGGTGACGGGAAAGAGACCTGGGTCAAGAAAGGTTCTCATTGTCATGTAACAGGTCTCTGTAGTGCTTGCATCCTGGAAGGTTTGGCTGGAGAGATACATGCTTAACATCTATCAATACTTCGCTGATATAGCTTTCAAGATGGTCGAGGGAACGAAACCTCCACCCAAGGGTAAGAAGTTCCCTAAAGAAGGAGATATTCCTACAGACGCACTTCAGTTGATGGAGGCTGTCAGAGATCACTATATTTCTGAATTGGAATCTATGTCTGGCGAATGTTATAAAGAGGAAGAAATAAAACAATTTGAAAGTTTGTATGCCTCAGGAGTTCTTGCAATTTATACAGACACTTTACCTAAAACTTTAGAATCCCGGATGGATTTGTTTGTTTGGGATGGATTCGAATATATACCAGTTCAAGTTGTTGTTGATATGTATTTGTGTCATGAGTACGACAGAATCTAGTTGTAGTGGAGAAACATATGTCAAAGAACAATCTAAATGTTGAATCTGTGTTGGAACAATATGCTGAGGATATAGAGCAAATGGCCTGGGTGGCTTATAATAAGATTAGGAAACCAGCAATACACACAATTAAGGATCTTATGCAGGAAGCTAAGATGGCAGCTGTGAAAGCTGTACAGAGTTGGGATTCAGAAAAGGCTTCTAACATTTCAAGTTGGATCTATACTGTAGTGACCAGACATCTACATGATATTATTTGGTATACTTATCGAAAAATCATTGTAGTAGACTTTGAGGGTTTTCAGACCTTCCTCGGTTCTATAGCGGATTTTTCTGAAAGTGGTTTGGAGTTTTATGATTGGTTCAAAACAAAATTCTCTACTATTGAAAAGAATTATATTGCTCTTTGTTTGGAAGAGAAGTGTGTGGGAGTAGTTGGTTATCGAAACAGAGTACGTAATAGGATGGATATAACTGAAAAGCACGAGGATATTTTGAGGGATACAATAAAGCAAGTAATTCTTGAAGAAAGTCTATTGAGGAGTGAAAATGAGTGAAGTTAAAACTGTAGTTGAAAACGAACGTCAACAGAAAGTACAGGAACTCATAGTTTATTTTAGTAAAAACATTTGTGAAGATCCACAAAATGGAACTGTGTTTGACTGTGATGTTATAGATGCTCTGGAAAAAGTAAAGACTAAATATGCTACTTGTAAAATTAAGGTTCCAGTGCCAGATACCAAAGATCGATATGCTCAGGATTCCTTACCTTATCAGTTAGGCCAGGCACTTTTGCAAAGAGTAGATTCTAGATGCAACACATATCGAAGATACAGAGGCTTGAAGGAACATTGGGAAATGCTGGTGCAAAAACAAGCCTATTATTTTGATAGATTGCTGACTAAACAAGGAAAGAATATTGAGGAGCTTTTAGAAGTTCTGGAGCATTCTCAGAATAACAGTTTTTGGAAACAGAATATTCTGTCTGGTTACAAGTTCATGTTGCATTATGAAAAAATATTCCAGCAAATAGATGTTCTCGATGTGGTTGATACTAATCCAGAACTTACAGCGAAATTGATAGGAATTTACCGTGCTTTGATAAATAATCCACAGTACATTCCAAACAAGAAAGCTAAGCCGAAATTTATTCAGGCCAGTGTTCGGATGAAGGAATTTTATAGAGATAAGAGTGTTGATCCATATAATTGGGTAGAGTATCTTCTAGCTTGTTTAGAAAAGGTTTACACTAACAAGAGTGAGAATATATATCCTGGAAACTTGTGCAGTGATCATACTTGGGATATTTTAATGCCTCAATATCTTGCGGAAATCGGCTTGGATTAATTATGTTTAATAAAAAACATAATGCTGCATCTAAAATTAAAATAAGCTCTTCTCTTAAAGGTAGAACTTTGTCTTCTGAAGTGCGGATTAAGATGTCTCTTGCTGCAAAAAGTTGTCATACGAAGACAAATTGGAATAGGAAACATTGGCAAGCCATGTTTGAAGAAAGAAGATAAATAAATGCGTAGTAGAGATAATGCGGTTGACCAGAGAGTTCAAGATGCTTTTGTGAAGCTGTCCATATCGGACACGACATTTTTACAGGCTGCTAGACAGTGCATACAATTGTCTTATTTTGGTTCTCAGATTACACAAGATTTAGTTCAGATATGCTATGATTTCTTTGATCAATTTAAGATAGCTCCTCAGAATCATTTTCGAGATGAAGTTGTTAGCTTTTTGAAGAATAAAGATAAAGAAGATACAGAACTATATATGCTTTATTTGGATAGGATTAAAGAAATGGATCCTCCGAATCAGGCCTATGTGATATCTCGAATAAACAAGTTTGTACAAGCTCGAGAGATAGAGAAGGGTGCTGTAGAGCTTGCCAGAATGGCGAAAGATGGTCAGTTTGAAGAATCTAAGGTGTTAATGCAGAAGATGCTTAGGGTTGGAATCACTGAGGAAGAGACAGGATTGAGATATTTTCAAAATGGTCATCCAACTTATCTTTTGGCTAGAAATGCTACAGAGAGGTTGATAGGGACAGGTATTCCCTCTATAGATTCGAAATTTACCAGAGGTTTATGTCGTACAGACTTTGTAGTCATCCTTGGAGGTTATAAGGGTAAAAAATCTTGGGCTTGCATTCATTTAGGAATGATGGGTTTATTGCAAGGTAGAAAGGTGTTGCACATAACTCATGAATTGTCCAAAGAAGATACTGAAATGCGTTATGATATGATGCTTGGAGGAATGACTAGTGAGAGAATTGCAAAATTAGAAGATGTTGAAATTGAAACTCCTTTAGATAACGGAGATTTGGGACCTAAGGAATGGATAGAATGTAAAACTGTTGCAGATTTTAAGGAGGTAGGTCGAACTCGAAAGAAAGTAGGTAGATTAGGAGGGGATCTTATTATACAAAAGTATAACATGGGAACTTGTACAATGGGAGAGATAATCCGTTATCTGGACTACTTGGAGGCTTTTCATGGATTTGCTCCAGATATTTTGATAAATGATTACGTAGAAAAGATGAAGATTGGAGCAGGAGAACGTAGAGATAGAATAAATGAAATGTATCTTCAAATGAAGGGTATAGCTGATGAGAGAAAATTGATGTCTGTTACTGTCAGTCAAGCTACTCGGGAAGCTCTCCGGAATCAGAGATTGAAACAAGATGATTTTGCTGAGGACATTCGAAAATTAGGCAATGCAGATATAGTGTATGCTGTTTCTCAAAATGAAGCAATGGTAGCACAAAATCGTATGCTCTGGTGGGTTTTGGCTAATAGACATGGTCGTATGGATTATGGAGCGAAGTTTAGTCAGAATCTGGATATAGGTCAATTCTTAATACAGTCTTGGCCTTACGATTCACCAGCAGCCAGAAGTAGAGGAGCAGGTGGAGCTAATACTACAGCTTCAATTGGTATTCCACCTGGAACAAGTTAATTTAGGAGAATTGAGATGAAAGAGATATTGGAAATTTTGATGAGAATTGTGCTTATTTTCGGTTCTGTATTTGTTTTAGGAGCAATGCTACTAACCACGCTAATCTTTTTAGAACAGGCTATTAAGCCAGAAAAGGGAGGTCCGCAAGATGAATTGGTTATGCGAATTATAAATGGTTTTATGGCTTTTCCACCAGCAGTTATGTCTTTTATGACTTGTTTAGGTTTGTATACATTTATATTTAATTGGTCTGCTGTTATTCAGAAAATGCTGAGTGGATTTTAGGATTCTGAGGAAGAAAGTATGAAAACTCTTATGATTGTTGATGGATATATGTACGTTTATACAAGTTTATACTCTAGAATAGGGCATGAATTGACTGCTCCATCTGGAGAAGTTACCACAGCTACTTTCGTATTCACGAAAATAATACTGAAGTTGTTGAAGAATTATCAGCCAGATATGTTGTGTGTAGCAATGGACAGTCGTGAAAGAACCTTTAGGAAGGATTTGTATCCTGAGTATAAAGCTAATCGTTCATATGAATTGCCTCAACATTTTGCTGAGCAATTAACTCGGATCACAGAAATACTAACCCTTATGAATATTCCAGTGTTTTATGTTCCAGGATTTGAGGCTGATGATATTATAGGGACTGTTGCTGAGAAAGCGTATCAACAGGGAGATATATTCACTTCAATATGTTCTCGTGACAAAGACATGATTCAGCTTATTAATGACAGGACAGATATTGTACATATAAATAAAGGTCTTCGATTTGATGCTAAGAGAATTGTGGAAAAATGGGGTATTTCTCCAAGTCAATTTATTGATTTCTTAGCTTTCCAAGGAGATTCAGCAGATAATGTTCCAGGTGTGCATGGAGTTGGACCGAAGATAGCAGTGGAATTGTTGAAGGAGTGGGATACAAGTGAAGAAATATACAAATATCTTGATATAATTGGAGGTAAGTTGTCTGAAAAGCTCGAAAAAGGCAAGGACATGTTTGACTTGTGTAAGAAGCTAGTCACAATTAAGAAGGATGTGCCTATGGATATTGACTTCGAGGCTTTGAAGGTGTCTGAGTATGATAACTTGAAATTGGATAAGTTATTTGATGAACTGGGATTTGTTAGTTTATGTCATCCTAGGACAAAGAGTGGGAGGCCTTTATTTTGAATACGATAATAGAATACATGAAAGTTCCTTTACATAAATACACATTTAAACCTGAAAAATTAAGAGGGTGGGTAGAGGATAACATAGAAGGGGTAGTTTTAAATTTATTTGCTGGAGAGATAAAGCTAAATTGTGATGAAGTGAGGAATGATATACGTTCTGAAATGCCAGCTGATTATCACATGGATGCTTTGGATTTTGTAAGAGAATGGAAGGGTTCTCTCTTTGATACTGTTATACTAGATCCTCCCTATGGATATAGAAAGTCTATGGAATTGTATGATGGGGCTGTGTCTAGTCCTTTCAACAGTTTAAAAAACCATTTATCCTCTATTCTTAATCCTTTGGGAAAAGTTATAACTTTTGGGTATCATTCAATTTCTATGGGGAAGAGTAGAGGGTTTGAACAGGAAAAGATATTGTTGATGAGTCATGGAGGGGCTATTCATGATACAATAGCGGTAGTAGAGAAAAAATTAAGTTAGAGGCCTTTATTTTGAGTATAATTGACAAATTTAGAGGAGAATACTCTTTTTTAAGTAATTTTTATATTTGTTCTGTTATTAGGGAAGATCCATGTTTTCCTTCTTTGGAACACGCTTTTCAGGCAGCTAAAACATTGAATCCGATAGAGGTTCAAAATATATTAGGAAAGATTTTAATGAATGTACGTAAATTTTTAAAGGTGAATAAATGGTAGTTAGAGCGATGTATATGAATGGTGGACCAACAGAGGGTTATTGGTACGTAGGAATCAAGGGGACATTCCTGATCGCCTGTCTGCAGGGACATCCGGACTTCCCATATAGGTTCAAGGATAGTGATCCGAAAGCTAAGAGGAAAGCTCAGCAATTAGCAGCCAGAATAAATAAGATATTAAAAAAGGAGAAATGAGATGAACGAATTTACAAAAGGTTTGATTGTAGGAACACTTATTGGTTGGTTTACTGCTGATGGACTTGTGCAAGCAGTATGGGTGTGGATGACATCTTAATAATATTGGTTGAATTATTTGGAGTGTTTTGATATGGTAATGCTTAAAGGGAAAAACCCAAATGGTATTGATTTCAGTATCCTGCCTACACTGGAATGTAATTTGAAATGTTCATTTTGTATGTATGATTGCTCATCTGACAATAAAGAGCAGATTGATTTAGAGAAGTTGGAGGATTTCCTATTGACTATTCCAGCTGGAGTAATAAATGCTTATGGATTGTATGGTGGAGAACCCTCCATAAATATACCTTTGTACAAAAGGGTAGTAGCTTTGTTACCTGTGGATGCTGTTTTGTTTACTATAACTAATGGAAGTTGGACGAGACACACTTGGCAATGGGTTGATTTTGTACATTTTGTTGTGAATTACAGTATAACTTGCTTCATCAGTTCAACTCCAGAACACACACCATTTCAAGATACTTATGTATTAAAAAATATTCTTAGAGCATATAATTGTTTTGCAATAAAAGAAGATGATACTTTAAAACCGATGTTGTCTATGGGCAGGTATTCTGGACATGAAGACGATCCTTATTGTACCGTAAAATGCGTCCGTCTTAATGGACCGGAGAGATTAGCAGTTATGCCGAACGGAGATATCATTTATCAAACATGTGATGGGAAATTTCCAGTGGTTGGAACAATAGATGAGCCTTTTGATCTTAATAAGTATTCAAAAAGAGTTCAGAAATGTCAATTGGAGAGATTGTGATGGAGCATACTTTATTTAAATGCAACTGTGGTAAACCTGTATGCCAATACTGCAGTGGAGGATTAGCATTTTGTACTACTTGTAAAGGTGGAGAAGGTTCTCTTACAACAGAATGCTGTGGCCGAAAAATAACCAGGCTTGAAGAGGATCAGATATACAGGCAGGGACATTTGGATTTTAGAGATGGTAAATGGGTGAGGGCTTCAAATTATGAAAGAGGTTTAGGATATTCACCTATTCGAATAGTGCATTGTAAGAAAGAACCTTATGATGTGTTAATTGATCGCACCACAAAATGGGGAAACCCCTTTCCGATCAGAAAGGGTGTAACACGGGAACAAGCAGTAATGAAGCATCTATTTTGGGTTGTGAATCAACCTGAACTTATGGCTGATTTGGAAGAATTAAGAGGAAAGACATTAGGTTGTTGGTGTGATCCACAATTGTGTCACGGTTATAATTACGTTTATCTTATTGAAGGAGAAGGACCATCTCTGGAATTGAAGTATTTAATTACAAATCTCTCACCTTAGAGCAATTAAAATGGGTTTATGACATATTTGATTTCCATGGGTTTACACCTTATTGGCATCAATTTGTGTGCTTGGCTTTTGCAGGTGATAAATACAGGATAGGTTTGTGGAATGATCCAGGAACCGGGAAAACTCCTCTTTCCTACTGGATTGCACAGCAGTGGAATAGTTATCCTATAACTGTGGTATGTCCTAATTCAGCTATAAATGCCTGGGTGAAGCATGCT